GAGCATGGTGCATTTCCGCGCCTTCTCTGCCAGCCAGTCGAGGATCCCTTCATTGACCATCAGGTTCGCCGCAAACGAGTTGAAGGCCTCTGTGACTGCCGCCTTTGAGAGGTCGCCTGCGATGGCCTTCTCCGCATCCGTCTCGCCGAGATTCGTCGCCAGCGTGCCGAGCAGCGGAGCGGCGATTCGGAGCAGCCGCTCGAGCACCTCATGCGCATCCTTCGTCTTGAACTGCTGGATGCGAAAGCGACGCGAAGCGCCATCTGAGAACGCGATCTCCTTGTCGACCTTCTTGCGTGCCATCGTGGGTCTCCTTCAGTGCGCGATGCGCACACGGGTCAGGCGTACTTGCCGAACTCGTTCTTGAGCGTCGCGATTCGGATCGACCATTCGAGCGCCTTGGCCTCGCGACCGTAGGTGACCTTGGGGTCGTCCATGATCCAGCAGAATGGCGACTGATGGATCGTCCCATCGGAGTTGAGATCCTTCACCAGGAACCGTCCGACGCCAGCGCCCCCAGGCGTGTTCTTGTCCGAGCGATGCATGGCGCTCAGAACCTTGTTTGCGTCGGCGCTCTGCATGAGGATGAGCGTCGCGTTCGCGCGGTCGTCGCGCGACTCGTTGCGCGTGACCTCGCCGTCCGTACCGACGACGTCTCCGAATGCTGGCGTGTCGCGCTCGACGCGAAGGAAGTCTCCGTCGGCGAATCCTCCGGTGATCGGGATGCCCGCGATCGAGATGAGGATTTGCTTGGAGGAATAGACGTGAAAACCGGTCGGCATGGTGCGCTCCTAGGTCCAGAGGGTCGGTCAGATCGAGAGGGTGCCCTCGATGGGGTTGAGGGCGTGGATGGCGCCAGAGAGGCGCGCGCTGAAGAAGATGTCCGGCAGGAGTCTGTTGGCTCGATCGATGGTTGAGACGTCCTGCACGCGCGGGGCGGTGATGACGATCGGCGTCTCTGGATCGAGCGCTCCTGGCTGCTCCTTCGTGCCTTGGAATTCTCCGAGCACGCCTCGGATCTCTGACTCAACGAGCGCGACGGAGGCGTTGGTGAATGGCAGCTTCGGCGCGTTCGCAAGGACGGTCAGAAGTGATTCCTGAAGCGCGGCCTTGATGGCGTCGACGGTGCGCGTCACGTCAATGAATTTGCCGCTGGCCATGACGCCCTCGCCAGTGATCGGGATCCCGGCGACGCTGATGTAGTAGTTCCCGTCCTGCGCGATGAGGTTGGCCTTCGCCGTGGCGGTGAGCACGCTCTTCGAGACGCCCGCGAGCTGCTTGAACTTCCACGTCGAGCTTCCGGGGTCTGTGGGGAATCGCCCACCCATCCAAGCAAGCGCCGCGTAGGAGAGAACGTTGTCGCTCCAGATGCTGTACGTGCGCTCGTAGGCTGCCGCCTGCAGTACCAGCTGCACGTTTCCGGCGAGGCCCTGCACGACCTCGGTGTCGGCCGTGTTGCTGCCGAAGATGATTTGCTCGGCCTCAGCCCATGCGGCTGCCGCCTCGACCTCGGCCTTTGAGTTGCTGTCGAGTCCGAGCCCATACCAATCCGGGTCGGCGAGGCGGATCGCGGTGAGGTCCGCGACGATGCCTGGGTCTGCCGTCTCATCCAGCAGGACCAGGTTACCGACGCCCTGGACGTCCCACAGCACGCCGGAGGTTGAGGTGAGCAGAACGCTGCCAACTGGGTTTGAAGCGACCATGGGTCCCGCGCCAATGGCCGCGGTGAAGAGCGGGGTGAGAGCCGTCGCGATCGTGATCGTCGTCTCGGCTGCGCCGTTGACGTAGCTGACGCTCGTCTGTGTCCCGTCGGGGGCGACAAGCGTCGCGGTGTTGACGACGCCTTCGCCGGTCTCGATCGCTGTCAGACGGATCGTCTGCGTGTAGGGAGTGGCGCGACGACCGATCTTGAATGAGCTCACCTTGGGATTCTGGATGAGCTTGGTGGCGGCGCGCACGATCGGGTCGTTGGCTCCGAACCCGTCCGTCACCATCTCCGATGGCTTGGTGTAGGTTCGGGCGCGCTCGGGGAAGACGGACGTCTGGAAGTATCCGGCGATGAGTGGCGTGCCGAAGTTCGCCTGGTCTGGCGTCAGCGTGTTCGCCGTGATGTTGACTGTGACGATCGAGTCGATATCGGACATTGTGCGATGCTCCTGGGCGAGGGCTCTTTGAAGGTTCTAGCACCACGGACAGCCCCACGTCACGCGGGGCCTATGGGAGTACGATCTCCCAGGCCGGGAGAGGCAGCGGAATGCCGTCCTCCCCTTCGATTGATGGCTGAGTTTGGACGGTCTGAATGTACCCAAGCGCCGGCGCTCGCTCCGAGGTCGCACGGTGCATGCGGACGACGATGGTCGCCACCGCGCGCTGGCGCCCGTCTACGGGCAGCGACGCCGAGAGGACGGGCCCCACGTCGACCACGCTCGTCGACAGCGCCTCCAACGCCAGCAGCGTCTCGTCGCGCTCGAGGCGCGTGCGGATCTGCTGCGCCAGGAACCGCGCGCTCTTCGTGGCGAGCTGGGTGGCAGTCTCGACCTGCACGAGCAGCTCGAAGAGGTGCAGCTCATTCACGCTAGGCTCGATCTCTTTGCCCGAGGACGCGACGTCGTTGACATCGAAGCGCGTCTCCGTGCTGAGCACGCGGTCGCTCGCGATGAAGAGCGTGCAGAAGCCCGCCAGGCCGACGGCTGCCGGGCGAGCGCGGTCCCTCCACCACGTCTTGAGTCCGCACAACTCTGCGAAGATGGCGACCATGCCGTCGTCCCAGATGTCCGCCTCAGACGGCGTCGTCGCGCTTGGCGTTGTCATCTTCGATCACTCCCGCTTGTGAATCTCGGCTCGGATGGATGCGAGGAACCTGCTCTGATCGATGAGCGGTGTAGAGCTGCCCTTCGCCGCGACGGTTGACGCTGCGTTTGCAGGGTCGATGTGATCGCGAACGCGCGCCTTGATCTTCGCGACCAGCCACTCGCCGAACTGCAGGTACCCGACGTCCGGCCGCAGCTCCTTCGTGAGAATCTTCTTTCCGACGCGCCGCCAGGCTTCGTCCACCGCCGCCTTGTTGAGTTCGATGGTGTCTCCTAGCCAGGAGCGTCGAGGCTCTCTCGCCGTGCCTGCCTCAGCAAAGAAGGCGACGTCCGCGATGGTCACATGTCCGCCAGGCTCCCAGACGGCTCCGTCTTCTGCGTGGACTCCGACCGTCGTTGAGATGCCGTTGGCCTTCGCCGTCTTCTCGATCAATCGGTCGAGCTTCCGAGCGACGCGCGCGATGGCCGCGGTGTTGACGCCGTTGGCCATCAGGATGTCGCGGGGTTGTTTGGGACTCGGATGCCGACGACGCACTCGCGACGGATCTGCAGGTACATGCGCTCGTAGGTGGTGAGCGCGTCCTCGCGCGTGACCTTCGCATTCGCAGGGACGAGACGCGCATGCTGGCCCATGGGGCTGCTGCTCAGCAGGTGCGCAGCCAGGTACGAAACGGCGAGGTCGTACTTGTCGCCGAAGACCGACTCGGAGCAGCGCAGTCGGGCTTCCGCCAGCTTCGCGTCGACCAGCTCCTTCGAGGTCTCTGCGAACTCGGGAAACGCAACAACGAATGACGAAAACCCGACTGCCATGGGTCAGCCCCCCGCGCGGGTGGAGCCAGCGGTCTCCTCGTCGAGCTCCTCGGCGCGCGCGTCGAGGGCATCGATGATGCTCCTTCGGTTCGCCTTGGACGTCTCGATGTTTCGCCACTTGGCGAGCTGCTCGAGATCCTTGCTCGCCGCGATCCATGGACGCGCCTTCGCGACCGTGAGGTCGGTGAGGCCGTTGAGGGCATCGGGCGCGTGCGTGTGCTCGGTGACCTCGGCCGCGCTCGCGTTGTCCCGCAGCGTGCCGACATCGCAATGCAGCTTGACCGTGGGATGATCGAGCGCCGCCAACCAGCGCTCAGCAGGTACTCGGTTTGCTCCAGGTCGGAGCTGAAGCTCTTGGTGGACGACGACGCGCTTGCCTTCCTCGTCGGTCCCATAGACCGGCGGGAGCTTGAACGGCGATGGCCTGGTAACAAGGATTGAGATCGTGGACATTGACTTTTCCTCTGGTTCGTCTCGAGGTTCTTCCTCGGCGACGTAGCTAGAGCATAGCAGAACGCCTCCGATCGGACAGAGCCGATGGAGGCGTCGTGCAGATGTCGATCTGGATCAGGCGACGTCGGCGTAGGCGCAGGCGAGCGGGTAGTGCATCTCGACGACGCCGATGCGTGCGTGGACCGGGACCTTGAAGGCGAGGTTCTCCGCTTGCGGCGGCAGCTCCTCGTAGATCACGGGGATGTTGTAGGTGAGCACGCGAGGGTCGCGGTCGTAGCAGACGATTCGAGGAACGCCGCCAGCGCCGGCGGTGTTGAGCTTCCCCCATTGCTCGACCGCCTTGATGTACGGCGACACCCGGAGGAAGGTCGCGAGGACAGTCTCGCCAGTGGTGGCCGAGTAGGGGAGCGAGGCGATGAGGCCGTACTCCGCCGTCGGCAAGATCATCGTGTTCGGCTCTTCGACCTCGAGCGTCAACGTCACGATCGACTGCGCGAGGAAGTTGAGGTTCTCGAGCAGTTGTGCGGCGGTGAGGAGGGACCACGCTCCTGCGTTTGGCAGCGCAACGATCGGGACGTTGGCGTTGTTGACGAGGCCCGTGGTTCCGACCTCAGGAGCGCCACTTGCGCCGATCTCATCGATGCGACGATCCACGCTCTTGCGAGCTGCCGCCGCCTTGCGCTGGTTCAGGGCGTTCCCCACTCGGAGAGAGCGGCGAATGTCCTGAATCGACCATTGGTAGGCGGCGCCAGCGCTGATCACCTTGCTGGTGAAGCTCTTCGCGTTCGCGTCGACGAGCGGAAGGTTGTCCGCCATGTTGGCGACGATCTTCGCGGCGCCGACCTCGTCCCACTGGTAGTAGGTGATCGTGTCCGCGCCGGGGTCTGCCGTCTCATCCAGTGGAATGAACATCAGCGCCTTGAGCTTGGCGTAGCTGATGTCGAAGGTTTGAGCCTTCACGTACTCGAGCTGGCGCGCGAACGTCGACGTCTCGTCTCCGTCGAGTCGAACGCCGAGCGTGTCCAGGATGCGTTGCGCCATCTCGATGTCGCGGGCGTCGACGCGAATGTCTTCCATTTCGATTTCCATGATGTCTCCGGTCTGCTGAGTTGGTTGGGGTCGTGCGTCGGGCGTCGGGCGTCAGCCCAACCATGATCAGGATGGATAGTACTCCACCACGACGAGCTCGCCGATGCCGGCGACGCTGCCGAAGCGCGCGCCTGGCAGGGCGACGGCCGTGGCGACGTCCGCGTCGGTGCGGACGGCCCCGAGCGTGGCGAACGTGCCGGCCGCGAAGCGCACGAAGACGGGCGTCCCGCGCGCTGCGACAGCGTCCTCCGCAATCATCCAGATGCGACCGCGGCGAAGGAAGCGCATCACGTCGTCCGCGGCATAGGTGCCGGGAGCTTCGCGCGTGGTCTCGGCGACGACGAAGCCAAGCGCGCTGCTGTCCGTGACGCTGGCGGATGCGGCCGGTAGCTCGCAGCGCGGCGGTCGGTCGTCGGCAGCGCCGCCGGCGATCCGGTGGACGAATCGTCCGAACGAGACGGCCTGCGACGCGATGCACGTGTCGAGGACTGAGTCGGCGAGGTCGACGAGTCCGCCCTCAAGGGCGACCGCCGGGTCATATCCATAACTTGTCTGCATTGGCTCTGCTCCTATTCGAGGATCGGGTGAACGTCGAAGTCGATGATCTCGCTCGACCACTCGCCGCCTGAAAGTTGTATCACACCCTGGAGCCGCCATCGACCCACACGGTCGAGGAAGCCCGTTGTCGTTCTGATCTCGATATACCCGTCTGAGCCATCGCCGACAAACCCCGGCAGCGCCGGGACCGTCGCAGTCGCGAAAGTCGCGGGAATGAGTTGCACAATCGGCGCGTCGTCCGGCAGGTCGCCAGGCTTCTCGACGCGCATGAACAGATCGACGCCTGGCACGGCCGTGGCGAGGTTCAGCGGAGGTGGCGTCGGGTCGACGATGGGGTTGTAAGCGTTCGTCGAGAGGTCGAAGATCCTCAGCACGAGCGCGGTATTCGTGTCGCCCTTGCGGATGGTGGGCTCGAGGCGGGAGCCGTCGAGGCGATTGGAGATCAATAGCGTCATGACTCGGCTGGCCTTCCATGAGTCTGCACGATCCCGGTCCCGCGCGCACTCCCACGCACCAGC